ACAGAAGTTTTTAGTTCTTTGATAGCAGCAAGCATCTTGTCTTCAGTGGACTGAATTTTCGCTTCAAGTTCACGAGTGGTTGTTGTGATACGCGAATGTAACTCGGCGTTACTTGCCTTAGTTTCTTGCCTGTGCACTTCTAAACTCGTGTAGATATCTTCGTTGACTGTTTCTTGCGCCTCGAGTTTTGTGTCGTGGACAGCGAGCATCTTATTGATGCAGTTGGAAACATCGCCAATCTTTTCGATGGCGAGATCGAGGCGACCGAACACAACCTGAATTTGCTTCAGGTCATGCTCGATTACCGCGACTTTAGTTTCCAGAGAATCCAATTACTTTGCCTTTGGTTTACGACCGCGAGTTTTCTTTACTGCAGTCTCGACCTTTTCTTTGACTTCCTTTACCTTTACCTCTGCCTTATCGACAGCGATATTGATTTCGGCGAGGTCGATCTTACCGTCCTTATTAGCATCAACGAAACCAAACAGTTTCTTTAGTGCGTCTTTAATTTTAGTTAGCATATTTCTTATCCCCATGCTGCGTATTGTTTAGTTTTTTTAATGCGGTCATCAAGACCATGCGTTCCACCATTTACACGACGAGTAATCTGACCAATAACTGCATCGGTAACACCCTTGTCGGCGATTGCGAACAGACCGTTCTTGTTGAAGAACCATAGTGCTGATTCGAATGCGAGTTCGGTTGCTACGATGTCAGGATTTGTCAGAACATCAGGGCGACCGATGTCTTGAGCGAATTGAGTATAGTTGCTCTTACCAGTTAACTGGATCGGACCACGTCCACGGAACTTCCATCCATCACCCGATGACTCTGGTCCATTACCCATACGATTAGCATAGACCTTGTTAGCAATCTTTTCTGGCTTACGAGCATACCCAGCAGTCGATGCGATTGTCGGGAAATACTTCTTGAAGATACCATTAAGACCCTTGTCGCTGTAGTTTAGGTTTTCTGAGAACACCTTGAAACCACCTGACTCGTGAGCACACTGACCAAAGAAGTGCGCTGCTTGAGCAGTCGATAGTTTGAAGTAATCTCTCGCTGCCTTAAATGTTCCTGGACCCCACTTACCATCAGCGGCAACACCACATTTTGCCTGTAGCGATTGCATTGGTCCAAGACCAGCAACTGATGTTGTTTGGACTGCTGCCTTAGCAACCTGTGCCACTGCTTCTACAACAGGAGCACCTGCTTCTCTGGTTGTGCTTGGATCGAAATCCTTGACTGGTGTATACTTTGTTCCACCTGCCTTAGACTTGGTAGCAATCAGACGCTGCTTACGGTTGCCACCTTCCTTCTTAATTGAAGCATGGACCCAACCAGAGTTCTTGTCACCTGACGAATAGAATTCCAGGATGACTTGGTCAAACTCTAGATTGTCAGCAACCCAGTCAGCAACCTTCTTGTTGTCAACACCCTTGACTTCAAAGTCAATCGCTTGACCATTAACGTGCTGAGAAGTAGCAGATCCACCAACTGCCTTGTTGACAAGTGGTGCACGATACGAAGAGTTGATTGTTACTGGACCAAACTTAGCACGAACAGGTTCGAGAATCTTTTCGCAGCAGTAGCGCATATTTTCAATGTGCGCAGGAGTTGGTGTGTTAGGAATACCAAGACGCTTTGCGGTTGGCGATACAATCATTTCTGCGAGAGTAAAATGTTCAGTTAGTTGTGTCATTATTTTACTCCTCAGAATGGACCGAAGTCGTCATCGCTATCTTTATACTTATCGATAGCAGCCATTAGTTTGATTTCTGTATCCGCCTCGATCGACTCTGCCTGAGCATTAATTACATGCGCTTCTGCCAGTGCTTTATGATCAGTCTTACCGAGTTCTTGAACCTTTACATTAGGATCGAATTCAGAAGTCTTCATACCCATCATAGTTGCGAACGCACCAACGAACGCACCAACAATGGTAGAGAATGCAGGACCAATGATCTTAAAGATTTCATTGTTGTCGACCACCTCATTAGGAACAAAGAGACCGATCATCATAGTTACAACAACTGACATCATAATGATGCCGAGAATAGCTGCGGCCATCTTCATAATGGTAAGTTGAATCTTACCCTTTTCAATTTCTAGTTCTTGAAGGGTATCAATTTCTTTACCCACCGAGAAAAAATTTAACAAACTCATTGTGCATTCCTTCTTATAATTTTATTCTTTTTGCGCCACTTCTTCTGAGCAGCTTTTGAAACTCCAGGTTCTGCCTGATTAGATTTGGTTGGATGTTCAATACCGATACCAGCAACATTACCACCAGCAACGCCCATCTCTTCCACGAACTGAGAAAATGTTTTCAGTTTGATAGTTGTTAATTCTTCTGCCAATTCCTTGACATCTTCTCTTTCTTGTGTCATGTAGAAAAGTTCCTCTAAAATATCTTCTTCATATTCTACACCTTCTCTTACTAGCGCAACAGCAGTCGCGAACGAGAGAAAGTTTTTATTGTCCATTGGAACTTTTTCGATAATTCTTTTTAGACGAAACACCATTCGGTGGAGCAGACTATATGCTTCTTGTTCCTCTGTAGTATTTAGATCGCGTTCCTTTTTAAGAACATTACCATGTTTGTCGATGATACCTAAACGAAATGCATCCTGCTGATCAAATGGTGTAGTCAGCAGACGCAATATTCTATAGGTAATTAAACTATCAACAAATCTAGACATTAAGTTCCCTTAATTTACTTACAATAGTTTGATCCAAATTTATTTCGACCAAAGAACTATCAGGCATTCTATTTAGGAAAACAAGAAATGTTTTCAAATAAGACCAATATTTTTGCTCTATTTTGTAGAACAACATTCTAGTAGCAGCATTACCGAATACGTTGTAAAGAATTATCAAATGGTTGAGCACCAGTCGTTCACTTAACACATCAGTATTCTCGTAACGTCTGAACAATCGTTTTATATATTTAAATCTTTTCAAATCTTCTTCTAAATCCGACATCCCATTACAACTGGGATTATCGTAATTCTTTATGGCAAAGATCAAAAAATTATCATCATTTAAATCAATCATATTATGATACTGTCGCCGTTCCCCCGAGGAAATACCAGTTTCCTGCCAAGAAAATCAATGTAGCAGTATCACCTGCTGAATTGAATACAATTGACGAGTGTCCAATATTTGCACTGATAGTCAAAGCATGACCACCAGTATTACTTACCATCACAACTACTTTGATTTGACCTTCTGTTCCATCTGCAATCGTAAGAGTTCCAGCACCAGAAGGTGAAGTAATCTTTGTTACCAAGTTAGAGATGCTGATGGCACCACCAGCACTTAATGTCTGGACGGTGCCACCAAGAACAAGATCGTCTTCCAGAACCACAGGAACTGGAATGCCACCAAATAGATTGGAGACAGTAACCTTATGATCATATGGAGATGTTGTTGGTTTCACGAGATACAGGACATCGGTCGAAGAGACCGATGTCGCTGCAGTCATTGCGGTTACTTTACTGTCTGCCATTAGTTATTAGTCCTCTGGGAATTGAATATCGTCAGCAGCATCGCTGATGATACCATTCTTCGAAAGTGCCACTAGAACTTCATACTGGATACGACCAGCATGAGCACCAGTTAGAACCTTACGCTTGACCCAACCAGTGTGAGCAACAGCACCCGATTCACCAACTTCGTCGCCTTGGTTGACACCAAGTGCTGCATTAGCAGTAGCAGTAGTACCAGCGACAATTTCAAAGTACTGAGCATTGTTACCAGTGCCGGAAATGTCAATGACTGTTTCCTTGGTATATGTCAGACCTGTTGGAGTTCCAGTAGTTGTTGTCAGCGCACCGCCTGATTCATCAGTCAGAGTGAATCCTGTTACGTTTGGCGAAGTTCCTGTGATTGCCGAAACCTTATAAACGTTTCCTGTTGCGTAACCAGTAATCGAACCAGTGCCACCAGCAGTTCCAGTGATTGTAATACGATCGCCAGTTGCAAGTGCAGCAGCAGTACAAGTAAACTGACCGCCAGTTCCAGAGATAGCAACGCCTGCTAGAGTAGCAGAAGTATTTGCTGCCTTAACCTTGAAAGCATTGGCAGTAAGACCAGCAATCGCAACATAGTATGTTGTATTGTCAGTCAGACCAGTAGCAGCAGTACCACCACCATCTTGATACTTAATAGCATCACCAGCAGCACGACCGTGCGCAGTATAAGATACTGTATCAGTTGTAGTATTTACGCCCGATGTTGGGACTGTTAGAACAGGACCAGCAATAGTAACTGTTGGAGCAGTTTCATACGACGAACCATTGTTTGTAACAGTAACTGCAGTAACTATGCCACCCGAAATCGTTGCAGTCGCAGCAGCACTTGAACCGCCACCACCTGAGAACGAAACACCAGGAGCTTCAACATATCCAGAACCGCCCTGAATTAGAGCAACTGCCGAAATATAACCACCTGATTGGTCACCGTGAATTTCGTCGCTTTTTACACCAAACACTTGTGTTGACTCAAAGTCAGTCGTCGCAACAGAAGAAACAAATGTTGGTTTTTCGTGGATTCTATATGTTTCACCTGAAAATGCTGTCAGAGTTGTTCCTGGATTTGCGTTAATCACAGTAGCAACTGTTTCACTAGCAATTGCAGTTATAATCATTTCTTGCGTGCCGACGCGAATCATGTCACCAACGAAAGCTTCAGCGCCATCTTGATCAGCATCAAACGCTGTAGAAGAACCTGTTAGAGTTCCGCGACCGTAATCTAGACTTAGCGTGAATGTATGTGATGAACCGACACCATCAGTCGAATTGATGATGATTGGATCGTTACGCAGCGCACGGTCTTCTGTAGTTGCAAGACTGAACGTAGTTGCTGTTACGTTGGTAACATAGTATGTTTCTTCGTCTGTAAGACCAACAACAGCAGTACCACCACCGTCGCTGTATACTACAGGATCACCGAGTTGGAATGGATGACCTGACGAAGTATAAACACCAGCAGCGTGACCCGATGCGGCGTTGAATGTGATAGATGGTGCAGTAAGAGTTACTGTACCCGATGCTGTCTTATTATCTGCTTTACCCCATGCGGACATTATTTGTCTCCCTTTTTAAATTCTTGGTCTACGTAGTTGAAAAATTCTTTTCGTTTCGATTCATCAAGTTCCGAGGGAGACTTGATGCCATATTCTGTAAGAGCAGTATCAAATGCGGTCTTGTAAGACTCGTTCATTTTCTTTACTGCATCAATATCTTCTTTGGTCAGTTTGTTAACTGCTCTCTTGATACCCTTTTCGCGCTTGCCCATATCCTTGAAGTTCTTGCTTGACTTTTCATCAGCAGCAATCTTCAGACCAGCAGTAACACCTTGACTGCCCATTTTTGTGGCAGCCTTGTTGATGTAACGACCCATAGTTGCCTTCGATAGTTCGTCAAGGTTTTCAGATTCTTCCTTAGTCAACTTCTTAACAGCAGTTTCGATACCCTTATGGCGCTTTGATAGTTTCTTTTCCATATGTTTCGAAGGACTACCAGCACCTGCTTCTTTGTATCCTTGTCTCCAAGCAGTCAGGTCAATAGAGTTTTTCGCTTTGTTGATGTAGCGACCTGCCATTGCCTTCGAGATCTCATCGACTTGCTCAACATCTTCTTTGGTCATCTTAGATTTATTCATCGATTGAATTTTATTCAACGCTTGGGCAGCAACCTTCTTACGTGTTACCGCAGAGTGCACCGAAGATGGGAAATGCGTATTAACTGCAGATTGAATAGCAGTATGGATACTGTCATGCTTACCTGCTCTAACATGTAGATGTGCAGTTTTTGCTACATCTGCTACTGATGCTTCGGTAATCTCGACTTCTTCCTTCGCAAGTTTATCAACTGCTCTCTTGATGCCTGTCTCACGATTCTTACGGAGACGCTCTGCTTTATCATAAGTATGTTGGTTGAATCTCTTACCGAAGTGTCCTGTTTCACTGTCACCTTGGTAAGCAGCGATTTTTGTTAAAGGAACGTTCTTTGGACTCATTACATTCTTTGGTTGTTCAGCACCTGATGCTTTCTTAACATAAGAACCCATGGTCTTCTTTGAGAGTTCGTCGATCTGCACTTCTTCCTTGGTCATCTTGCCGACAGCTTTGTCAATTCCATGATAACGCTTCTTACCACGTGCTGCTAGTTTGTTTTCAAGTTCTTTGCTAAAATTAGCAGATTGACCAACTTCGCGTGCTCCAACAGCACGACCAACATGATAATCTGAAGAACTTAATTGGTTCTTAGCCTTCTTAACATAAGACCCGAGAGTTGACTTTGAAAGTTCGTCGATCTGCTCTTCATTCATCTCACCTTGCATGTAATTGCTTGCGGTTGAGATATAATCTTCTGCCAAAGTAATCTTGGACTGCACCCACTCAGGGAGATTGGTATCTTCACCCAACATATCATGCATACGCTGCGAGTTAGCAATGATTGACTTCAGTTGCGACATTGCCATGTCACCTTCGTAGTCATACTCTTGCTTTTCTTTTGCTTCGAGCATAGTCTTGCCGAGTTTCTTACGAACTGCCTTTGAAAGTTTCGAAGCATCAACGCCGAAGTCATTAGCAGCAGACACAACGTGACTCTTGCGAATATTGTCACCGTAACGCTTTACTAGATGAGCAACGATCTTAGCATTTTCGTCGAGTTCTACTTCTTCTGTAGCATAGTTCTTTGCACCAGCACGTGCCTTATTGAAGATAGTGTCATCACCAAGAACGATATACATCATAGTGTTGATGAATGTTGCCATTACATCACGCTCTGGACCTTGCAGTGACATACCACCCTGAACCTTTGCGATCGCTTTACGAAGCAGAGGCAGAGTGTTCGATGGCATCAGACCAGCACGAACTAGTTGCTGCAGACGAGCATCTAGGTCCATGCTTTCTAGCATCACCGTATCTCTAATTGTTTGTTCAAGACTCATTATAGGTTCCCTCTTTAAACTTTTCTATATTTATAATTATTTAGAGGTGGCGCGCAGCATCCACGCATGTTTTGCGTGAACATCTAGACGTTCTTCTAATAAATTAACCAGTCCGCGATTGCCTTCTGCGTCTGCCAATTTGTGCGCAGAGTTTAATGCTTCAATGACAGAAGCATTTGCATCAATCAAATCAGCAAGCATACCAGCAACATCAACCCCAAAGATATTTGATTCTTTTACTGTTGTCATTGATGATAGTTCGGTCATATTGTATGGAGCATAGTCATCGAGAGCACGAATCTCTTCAGCAATTTTATCTACTGCAGCAAAAAGTTCTTCGTATAATCCAGCAAAGAAATCGTGCATCTGGGAGAAGTCTTTACCTTCAACATTCCAGTGATGCCCGTGTGCCTTGAAATACATTGCGAAAGTATTCGCGAGCACAATCTTCATTGCTGTATTCAATTCATCCATATTAACAATCCCATGCTCTACGCGACCAATAGTTCGCTGATGTTTTATCTGTTAGATTACCCTGACCGCCAGAACGTGCACAATATGACTTCTTGCGGTTAGGAATATGCTTCTTGATCGACAGTTTCTTGTCGCCGAAGTTTACCTTCTGCGCCTTGCCGTCCCCATCCGGATCAACGTAGACCTTCGACTTCTTAACGTCACCTGCCATTGGTTTGTTAAGAGGAACCTTCTTCCCCTGATATGTCGCCTCAGCGATAAATTCTTTGAATGATAGCATCTTATTTCTTCTTTCTCATTCTGCTGTTCTTAATTCTCGACTGCTCGAGTTTACGAACCTGTGGCATAACTCTGACAGAAAGACGAGCAACCATTGGCGCCATGCGCTTAATTTGTGCTTCGATTCTTGTCTTTTCTGCCGCTGATACTGTCGAGATATCGCGGTTGCGAAGTAGTCTCTTGTAAACCATGCGACGAGCAGTACGAACTGAACGTGCTTTAATTTTTTCTGGTGTCGAGACACGCTTAATTGCAATGTTACGTGCCATCATACGACGACTCTTTGTGCGCATTGCATTAAACTTTTTCTTCAGACGACCAGCAGGTGTGATTGCTTCTGACATCTCGCCGCAACCACATTCTTCATCGTCATCTTCTTCCTCGTCATCTTCGTATTCAATTTCTTCTGGGTCATAAAGATCGACGATATCTTCCCATCCTAGGGTTTCTACATCTTTCTCGAGTTCTGCATATAGTTCTTCACTATCAACATCCCCGAAACGCATATCTTCATGTGATGCTTCAACAGTTCCGATGTGACCACCGTTTCCCTTGTGAGTATCATACTCTGGACCATTGCCTTGTGGCGTTTCAACTTCTTCAGCAATAACCTTCATAAATTCTGAGTGTGATTTATGAGCACGCTTCTGCAGTGCTTCCTTTTCGATGGAAGACTTGGCAGAGTTATATTTGTGCATGAATACATCAGCATGGTTAGGCGCAATTGTGTGATGCTTACCGTCTTGGAAGTGAACCTTTGATCCAATGCTTACTGCCTTACGCAGTTGCATTACCAGATGCGGTGGTTCTTTTTCCTTCTCGATCTTTGCTTTCTTAGCAAGTGCTTTCTTTGCCTTCGCAATCTTAGCAGGATCGTTCAGAGTCTTTTGGATTTTTGCTTGGAATTTAGCACGTGCCTCTGCACCCTTCGCAGAAATCTCAGCAAGATAACCTTCTCTGATACCACCACAGTATTGAGTAGTTACATCGTCGTAACGTGGATCGAACGAAGGAATCTTATCTGCTGCCATAGACTCTTGACCTGGAGTCATAGCAGCAAACTTCTTGCGTAGTTCTGGGCGACCCCATTCGTTGTCCTTGCCGAGTTCTTCAGGAAGAATACTCGACTTAGTAACCTTCGACTTGAACACCTTATGATCAACGCCGACTCTCTTTGCTGCAACCTTGTGAGCATGAGCAGTGTTCTGCGCCTTGACGTGAACCGAACCAGCAGCGACTGCCTTACCAGCATGTTGCTTAGGGAAGTCTACCTTCCACATACCGTATGCTTCTTCGATTGCTGTATCACATTCGCCGCAGCAGTCAGGTGTGCCACAGTTATTGTGCTCAGTTTCTTCCTTGGCATAAACCTTATAGAGAGGATGCTTCATTGCCTTGACATCTGCTTCGTCCTTGGTCTTGTGAGTGGAAACAACTTCGGTTCCCTTCTTCACCATCCACTTTTCTTCGAGTTCTGCCGCTTCCTTGACAGCATTCTGACGAAGACTCTTGTAACGACGGATAGCAGATTTGCGCTCGGGAGAACCACCAGGAGTTTTTAGAAGATTAGCATATGCTTTCTTGATTTCTGGATTGGTCACGCCTTCGTCAATTTCAGTTTCTTCGTATGCCTTCATCGCTTTCTTAGCGAGATGCTTAGCAACATTCTTTACCTTGTTGCCGTATTGATCCTTGCGTTCACCAGTCTTACGAGTTGGATTCTTTGGATCTTCATGCCATGGCATATCTTCGCCTTCAGTAATCTTTGCGTTCAATGGTCTGCGACCCTCTTTCTCAGTTGCTTTCTTGTATGCGACATCCATATCTTCGTCTTTGTCGCTCTCTTGTGGTTTCAGACCAGGATTTGGGTGATAACCGTAGTCACCTTCTTCTGGGAATCCCTCTCTAGGATACTTCTTAGAGTCTGCTTCAGCAAGTTTTGCCTTTGCCTTTGCAATAATATCTGTTGCTTCAGGAACACAATTAGGAACCATTCTGTCGCCTTTTTTCTTCATGCCGACACGCTTGTATCCCTTCCAGCATGCCTCGTCAACTGATTCTTCACTGACAGACTTCCATCCACCACCCTTAGACTTATAATACTTTGCTGCCCAACCATTAGCATATGCTGATGGATAAACGTCAAACTTCTTCTTCGCCAAAGACTTTGCTTTTGACCATAGAGATGGATTAGTAGGTTCATTACCTTCCATCATAAATTCTTCAGTGTTTACCATGACAGGTTTGTTTCCTTTTCCTCTACGATCAGCAACTGGATCTTCTCTTCTTTTTCTACGAGCAGCAGTTGCTCTATCTTGTTTTGACATCGATCTTGCCTTGGCAGCAGGTAGGCATTTAGGTTTACCCTCGCCATCCTCTCTAGCACATGGACCCTTGATTTTGCCTTTGGTGTCCATTCGGACCCACTTCTGACGAAACCAAGTTCTTAGATCTTCGTTCATTTCTTTTTCTTCTCATTTGCCATTGCGTCAACTGCTGCCTTGTTCTCAATTATCCATCGTTGGAGTTCGATGAGTTGGACTGCGTTGGATTGGCAGATGGCGTAGTTTCTGATGATTCCGATGAGGGCATCAGTGTCTTTAACTGCTGAGGGGGACGCATCAGAACTTCTGGTGGGGTCGGCATCACCGGATGTGGCACTAGCGTCGTGCGTGTGCACCCAGCCGTTAGACATAACAAACTGACTAGGAACATCGTTTTTGGCGCGATCAAGGTAGACATATTCTTTTTCCCTAATTGTATTAACACGGTCAACATATTCGGTAACAACATTGTTACTGATTTCTGAGTTTTTCTTTTCAAGTTCGGCAACCTGCGCACTTTTCTCCGCAGAGAATCTGGCAAGTTCTGCTTCGGCATATGCAGATCCCTTCATGTAACCAAATACAAATACACCAAGTATTAGGGCAACGCCTGCCAGTAACTTATATGGTAGTGGGATCATACCGAACATATCATTTTCCTTTTCCTATATTTATTCTTCTGGATTTTTCGTCGGTTTCTTTGGAGCGAACTTCTCAACTCCAGTGATACCAAGAGTACCGATGACAATATACATCACACCGTTGAAGATAAACTCCTCGATGGTGAAGTCCCAGAACAAATTGGCAATGTAACCAACAGCAATAAGAATAGTTGAAACAACTGCGACCATACGTTTGGTCGATGGATTACCACCGTCTGACATCATATCTTTAATGTATGTTAGTAGTCCGCCCATTGTTTTCTCCTTACCTACTTACTTCTTCCCAATCAGCAACCGCATAAACGTCAGCACCAGCAGAATCAGAAGCAATTACTAGAGTCAATTCGCTTGCTGTTGATGTCAATCCATTTCTTTCGAGTTGGAATCTGAATAGTGCTTCTTTAAGAACGTTAATTGGAGCAGCACCCTGTGCCGAACCATTGAGGAAACCAGAGGCAACTGTTCTGCCACCAGTGAGAGTTGTTGCTCCAATGTTATATTCTACAGCAGAATCAGAACTTACGTTTGTCCAAGATCCATTAGCAGTTGTTCCGCCTTCAATTAATTTCCAGAGATAATTTGCATTGTTTGTGAATCCAAGCAGTGACAATGCAGTTGGAATAACAATCGCATCTAAGTGTGTTGACTTTAGACGCATAGTAATTACTGGATAATATGTGTTTACTGTAGATAAATCCCTTGGTGAACCGATAGCATTACCTGCAGACTGTTGCAGACCGCGCATTTCGTAACCACCTTCTGAGATAACTGACGAACAGACTTGTTTCATTGTGGAACTGCTACCAGTTGCACTTGTGTTTTTAATTTCATAGCGCAATGGTAATGATGCAGTTGTCATGTAAGTTCCTGTGATGACATTCGCATGGTGGAATGTATGAACGTGAACCATTTGTCCATTGATGACAAATCCACAACGAACCGAACCAACACCCAACCACTCAACATCCATCCAGAAAATCTGCGACTTAGATAGATCGAGGGTAATCTTAGAATAACCATCACCCAGAAGTGTGTCAAGATTCCAGTCTGCTTGAGCAACTCTTGTTTCTTGCAGTCCGCCCGAAACATATGAACGTTTGACTAGATTGACTGTTGTTCCATCTAGTTCTAGATAGATACCATTCTGCGCACCAAAGTAACCAACACGTTGACGTAAACCTGCCTTAGCAGTATTGAATGTCATTGTGTTCAGAATCAGCAACGATTTTCCAGGTTGGTATGCGAACACTTTAGTTGTTTCACGAACAACTTCTGTATCTGCCAAACCATCAACAGTCAAATTAACAACTCCAGAGTTTGCATCATGCGTTGCACTGGCAGTACCTGTCGTCCCTGTAGACCAGAGATTATTATCTCTATATCTGTGCGAGGAATCAAATAGTGTTAGTGGAGTTGAGACGCGAGATCTACCGAAAGCATCAACTGCAACACCAGTTGGATTTGCTGGACCAACCAGATTACCGTATTGGTCTGCCATCATCATGACTTCGAAGAACTCGTGCGGATCTCCCTGCCATGGTCTAATTAATTGTGCCATCTTAGATTCCTAGAAATTGTTTGAATGAGATGGACTCGTTAATCCCGAGACCACGACGAACGTCTTTATACATTTCACGTTTATGAGTTGCCGACATAGAACTTGGTGCCATGGCATGGAATGCTTTTTCGTTACCCGATGATGCTGCCTTGCGCATCTTAGTAGCAGACGCACCAGCAACACCTTCGTCAGCATCAGTTCTTGTTCCACCGACAGTCTTAACCTTGATCGAATCAAAATTAAAATGACCGTGACGACCTTCGACTCCATTATACTTATTAATCAACGTGTGATATTCATGCGCTCTATCAGATCCAGCATGAACAACGATATTCTTCACACCCTGACTGTGTAACTTAGACAGATGATGAAGCAGAGTCGGATGCCCTTTACTCAATGCTTCGACGTTCGCACTAGGAAATGCTCTTTTAAGATGCTTTACCTTTTGCTCTGGTGTCAGTGGATTCTTGTTACCATCATGAGTTGCAGTTGTCAGGATTGTGTGCTTTGCATTGTCATGTTTTGCTGCATCTAATACCTTGTTGATCATCATGGCATGACCAGCATGAACAGGAGCAAATCTTCCGATTGTTAAGTGATGCGTTTCGCTCATTTTCCTCTGCTCGCTCTCAAGATTTCGCTACGTGCACGATTCGCCTTAGAGAATCCTTCGCGGTCGACAACCTTCAGTCCATTATAGACGTGACCTTCGCCACCCGATGCTTCACCGCCGATAGATGTGTGGAATCCACCTGCGCCAAATGCATCCAACCCTCTGGATAGATGGTTAGTTGCTTGCTGCAGATGGTGGTGGATTTCTAGAGTCTTATAGAATTCTTTTTGATTCTTGGAGACATGATCAACCATGTCATCCATAACTTTTTTCTTGGCAGTCTTTGCCTTGTCGGTCTTAACTGCATCAATCTTTTTCTGGTGCCATCTACGGAGATAACCTTTATATCCCTCTGCCGATGGAGTTTCTTCAGTTGTAACTGTCGAGTTGATATACTGACGTAGAGTTTGCTCGTGACCACCAAGGTGATCAAACCCATGCGATCCCATGAGTTGTTCTGCTTGCTTCAGGTGTTGATCAGCAGGCGACTTATATTCCTTTGGAACAACTGCGTGATCTTTAGAAACAAGATGCGGGACTAGGTGAACGTCTGGGTGATGACCGAAACCCTCAAGACTGGTAAGTGGTTTTGGTCCAGCAGAAGTAATCTTTGTATGGATTACCGCACTGACTTTCGACTTCGCCAGTGCTTTACCTTCTGGACTATCAGCATCAGCAGCATATTTAATAGTGTTCGGAGTATGAGAGATCTTACCGTTTTCATGTTCTCTAGATTCTCTGTCTGACATGTATCCGCCTTGATACTCACCAGGAGTATGCGGAATAACTTTAGGAAGATGCTTTAGAAGTAATTTAAGTGGATGCGCAAGATATGGTTTATGACCATGCTGCGTGTCAACATCTTGTTCTGAGAAATTATAAGAGGATCCTGTTCCCTTATACTTAACACCAACCTTACCGTCTGCTCTGCGAATAACATTGAACGACATCTTGTCGTCAATCTTACGAGTCATTGTTGGTGCTTTACCAGCAGAAACATGCTTCAATGTTCTTAGTGCATGCTTTGCTGCTTGTGGTCCATCGAACAATCTATCAGAGGGGTGTTCAATGTGCAGAATTGCTGCTTCAGTAAGGAAATTTATAAAACTATGCATAGGGATCCCATCTTATGTTACTCCCTATTTATAATAATCTGGTCCATTCGAAATTGATTTTGGAGTCAATTTTTTTCAGTTTACTCTCTTCGAATTTCTTGGTGTAATAAACCATTTTCTCGTCATCATATACAGGGATTTCAGCAGTTTCATCATGGATTGCCTTTCTACCACCTCTGCGGCAAGTCAATAGCAACCAATCTAGATTTTGTTTGTTGTAATTTTTTTCTAATCGCGAGAGAAACTCTCTGTCTCCATAATGATATGGGACGAAGGATTCATCATATCCTCGTTCTTCAAGAAATATCTGCTTGGGTATGACGAATTGATTTAATGCCATGTACGGATCCCCTCGACCCTTAAACTTGGCATTCATTTCATACCACGTATCAGGATCGAGGGGTTCTGCTTTTAATCTTGCTAGGTCTGACGGTTGAATCGTATAGTCGATGTCTAGGAACACCAACCAATCAGTATTCGCTAATCTTGCTCCAAGGTTGCGGCAACCGTGACTGTTAAATCCGATATCTTCTGTGACACGATACAAAGAAAAGTTAATATAATCTCTAAGTTCGTGTTGCTTTATCACATCAATCGCAGGAACTTTCTGCGATCCATCATCAATCAAAATAATGTTTACTGGTTGGTTGTAAACATTCCACCTCTCGATTTGAGTTTCGAGAAGGGATTGTTCATTGTAATAAGTATGGATTATTGTCAGATTATTGAGAGACAATCGCAGTCATTTCCTCTGTCGCATCGACTTCAGTGAGATCTGTCGCAGGGAAATCGACAGACTGAGTTAGATGATACTGCATGTATTCATTATGAGTCATATTCTGATCATAATACAACTGCCATCCGGAAAGAGTTTCGTGATATGTAGGATAATGATTTTCAATCAAATGCCGTCTATCTTCAACCGACTTACCAATTTCCTCAAGTGTTGGTTCATAGTTGAACCTCTTGATAATATATTCTTTACCACCCGAAGTTTTCCAAAGTGGCATATCTTCAGTACCAGCGTTGGTCCAAATTAATGTGGTTGCTACCAACTTTAAATTCAATTCTTGAGTTTCAGTTTCTTCAGTCATAATCTATCCTTAGAAATGGCGATGCCAGTAGGATTCGAACCTACGACCTAGAGCTTAGAAGGCTCTTGCTCTATCCAGCTGAGCTATGGCACCAATTACAAATTATTTATACTATACTTATATGGTTTTGTCAAGTGTTTTATTTGCGAGAACGGTCTCTGCTTGGATAATTAAACCAACCTGTCGCGATATATTTTTTTCCAACCAGATCTGGATTCGCACGGTGGGGATGAGTAAACCCTGCTGGCCAAATAACTAATGTTCCTGCTGTTGGTCTAACTTCGAGTTCTTGGAACTTAAATTCAGTTTTACCACCAGTCTCAACATCGTTTAGATATATCATCCAAACAGCAAATCGCGATTGAGAATCAGTCCCCGATCCTTGTTCATGGTGCCATTGATGGAATCCACCACCAGTTTCAGAACGCTGAAATTTCCAACCAGCATGAATCAATTCATACCCAGACCTAGAACATGCAGAATATTTTTTATTGTATTGCCTCCAACCAGAAATTACTGCTTCCAGTATTTTTTCCTCGCTTGGTTTTAAAGATCCATAACGACCGTTTGATATATTCCAGTCCGTCCGCGAAGAATCATCTGACAGAATACATGCTGCGCCAGGATCTGGACGAGAAATAATATCATCCATCAATTCGCAAGCAAGTTCGCAGTCTTCCGGCGACAATACGTTTGGATATAGTTCTATGAAATTAGAAGTCAAACTTAGAAAACTCCCTAGACCTCGCTCCTATTGGTGTTCGTTCGAACACAGGAACATCTTCCTGACCAGAATCCATAATCCCTTGTTGTGCAGATTGCTCAAGGTCATACAGTTTCATCTTACCTCGATCAATACCAACCATGAAACGCTTGTTCATTGCTGGGTCATTATATCGATTCTTCAACTGCTTGACCATCAACTGACCCATCTTCTCAAGTTCTTCTGTCGAGATGAGAGCAAACATCAAGTCAGCAGTTGCTGGCAGACCAAAGGACTCTGAAGTATCAGTCAAGTCAACGTCACTGTTAGCATAACCACCACGAGTAGTCTGAGTGGCAGAAACAACAGGAAGATCGAACTCAACTGCGAACCCACGAAGTTCTTCAGCGATCGCCTTAACATATGTATAAGAGTTTACACCCGCACCTGCCTTGAATCGACTGGATGCACAAATATTTAGGTAGTCAACGAAGATAATATCTGGTCGGAAGTTTCGCTTCAGTTGCAGTTCGTTTAGCAGTGCCTTGAAGTGTCCAACGTGCGCAGACGCAGTCGGATATTCCTTGATGATCAACTTACCTTCAGTTTTCTTGCGAATCTTGTCAACACGATTATCGAACATGGACTTCGACAGATCCTTAAGATCCTGAATGTTTACGTTCATCAAGTTAGCATCGATACGTTCAGCGATGCGCTCTTCTGCCATTTCCATGGTGATATAGAGAACGTTCTTACCTTGACCCAACGCACCTGCTGCCATGTGACACATGAACAATGACTTACCAACACCAGTACCAGCAAGCGCAATGTTTAGAGTCTTGTTCGGCAGACCACCATTGGTAATCTTGTTGAACATTTCTAGATCGAACGGTAACTTAGTTTCATCACGATGATAGAAATCGAATCGAGAGTCAGAGTTGTCAAGATAATCGTGACCAACATTGTTGTCGAAGCAGACGCTCAATGCTTCCTGTAGGATTGACGGAATACCATCCTGCGTATGCTGTTTATCTTCGCCATCAATAATCTGAATAGATTGCATGATTGCATTGTAGACTGCCTTGTCCTTACAGAATTTCTCAGTCTCTTCAAGCAACCACTTCTCATTGACATCGAGATTGTCATCAAGCACGGTCAACTTTTCGTTGATGCTTTTAAATTCTTGTTCATTGATACTGCGATCGTTCTGAACAGCAATCTCAATCGCTTCCACTGTCGGAAGAGAATTGTATTTTTCTACGAAATCTTGGACATATCGAAATAACTTTTGCTCGGATGAATCATGGAAATACTCTTTCTTCAAGAAAGGAATAACCTTTCTCGTGTAATCTTCATCCGAAAACATTTTACTCAGGATAATAGTCTCGATCTTCTGCAAGTTTAACTTCCTCTACTTCATCATATTCATTTGCGAGTCGTTCGCAACAGGGTTCACACACAAAAATCTCATACTCAAGACCTTCATCAATACCATGCAGGCAGATGGCGGGATCGTTCTTTTTCAGAACGACCCCACACTGATCACAAGTTTTCGTATTCTTCTGAAACATCTTCATCAGATACGTCCACATTATCACCCTCCATCATTTGTCCACCTGCCATGCGATAGCGACCTTCAACCCACTCGCTGAATGTCGGATCGGTAAGAACTGGCATCCAGAAATCCTTGGTGTAAGTATCATTCAGGCGATACTTCTTTTCCTCACCAACCTTCTGATACCAACCGTTCGACGGTTTAATAACGTGACCTGATTCCAGAGCAATGTCTAGTAGACCAGACCACTTACTGATGCCACCTTCGAAAGTAACTTCGATTGGGATCTTTGACTTCTCACGAACGTAACGAGACTTCTCGACGTTGATGATAAAGTTGTATCCAACAACCTCGGAACCTTGCTTCTCCTGCTGACGACCAATGATGAAGATGTTATCCGCAGAGTAGTAGATACCAGTTCCACCCGACACGATTGCCTTGGGGAACATACCAATTTCCATGTAAGTATGATTGACCACGACCATCGGAATATCCTTGATGGTAAGGTGCGGAGTAATCATACGGAACAGCGACTTCATCTGCTTGGCGCGAGTCATGTCAGCAACCGACTTACCGTCGAGAGCATCATCGACTTCCTTCTTCGATGCCAAGTTACCAACCGAGTCAACGACAATCATAACGTTGTCGCCACGTTCGAACTGATTAATCTGCTGCATCACATCGTGCTTCAACTGCTCAATGTCAGTAATTGGTGTATGGATAACCTTTTCAGTATCAATACCAAAGTTCTCAAAGTAAGACTGTGGTGCACCAAACTCTGAGTCGTAGAACAGAATAGCACCATCGGGATACTTGGTCTGGAAACTCTTCACTAGCATCATAGCAAACGCAGTCTTGAAGTGCTTCGATGGACCAGCAAAGACAGTCAATCCTGGAGTCAACCCACCATCCAGTTTCCCAGACAGGGCGACATTCAACGCAGGAACTGATGTCTGGATCAGATCCTTCGTACTGAACAACTTACTTTTAGAGAGAACGTTAGTCTCCTTAATCGTACTGTTCTTTTTAATTTTATCAATTAGCGCATTCATCCAAATAAATCCTCCAACGTTGCGACTGGTTCTGTGTTCCAACCAAGTCCTTCTACAATCTGTTTTAATGGTTCCAAGAAACTCTTCTCGAACATTGTATTATAGTCTATATACTTATGAATGTCAAGTTCTTTTGGAATTTTACCGATAAAAGCAATACAATTTTCAGAGATAGTATTTGGTTCCTTTAGATACAGGAACTTAATCTTCTCACCTTCTTGAATTGCCTCATACTTCATAGTTAATTTATGCTTTTCGAGCAAATGATTATACATCAACGCACCGCGAACATGCATTGGTGTTCCCTTAGCATAAATGTCAGCGCGAGAAGTATACTTCACTAGACCATTTACGCTTCGAGGAAATGCGATTTCCTCAGGTTCCATGTTATTGAACAACACACGAGTGTGCTCGATAAATTTCTGGAGAGTGCTCTCGTCAGTTGTCAAGCAGAGTCGGACTGCTTCCTTGAGACTTTCGCGAACAGGTGCTGGAGTCGAGGAACGAACAATCTCGAGACCCATGACTTTGAGTTTCGGATCTTTGTATCGGACACCCTCGTTATCGTAGACATTGAGCGCATACCTTTTCTTTGCAACCCAGAGACCACGTTCCGCGATTGCCTCACGTTTGAAGACAATCTTCTTTTGAAATGCGTTCGTGTAGTCCGCAAGTTTATCGCAACTCTTGTTGATTGTCTCTGTGATTTTCTCTTCGCAGATTTTATCGAGAACATCAATGAGTTTATCGCGATCCAGATTGCCATAAAACTTACGAACAAGAGGGTCCAAGGAAATGTAACAAGAATCAGTATCGCTGTAGAAAGAGTAGTCATGTCCATTTGTTCCAACAACCTTGTTTAGATAATTGTTAAGCGCCTTACCGACTTCTTGAATAATAAACTGACCTGTCATCGTGATGCCCTCGGCGATACGAGCATCATAGTATCGGAAGTATTCGTTGCCCATCGCACCGAACAGCGAATTCAACTGAATCTTTCTTGCCATCTGGAAGTTGTTATACTTAGAGATGTCATTTTTCAGTTTGGGATTCTTGGTTTGTTCGTATTCCTTCTCTGCTGCAATCATCAGTTTCTTGTATCGCTGACGATCGTCAAAGAACTTCTGAACAATCTCGGGGAATAGACCCTGCTTCTCACGAGTATAGCAGTAACCATTCGCAGTCATACAGTAATCATCTTGCTTCAGGTCATCGAGGTCATACTTACTATCAAGCAATCCACGAACAGTCGTATCTTTAACCACGCCATTGATCAATGTTTCAGGCGACTGGTTATACTGCATAATGATTGATGGATACAGCGAAGTAGCGTCAAAGGAAACCACCCAGTCATACTGTCCAGGACGAGGTTCCTTTACGTATGCGCCTTCAATCTGACGACCTTGGTTTTCTTTCTTCTGCGGAATCTGAATATTCTTATCATGTAAGTGATTGTAGAGAATACAATCCCACGTTCGAACCTGAGAAAACACATCATTATAGTTGCACTTAGCATCGTATGCCATCGTCAGGATAAGTTCGATCAGTTTCATCTTACGCTCAAGAGCATCAACGATCTCAACGTCTCGGACGTTATACTCTACAAACTTTTGCCAATCCTTAACATAGAATTCTCGGAAAGTCTCATATGGATTATCCAACTTTTTAATACCGAGTTCGACCTCGCCAATGAAGTCCAGTTTGTAACTCTCGCGGCGAGTATACGTAAACTTTTTATAGAGATCGATGTAGTCGATAATTGCCACGCCAGTAATGTCATACGACACATGTTCGCGACCCATGATAGTGACAGTCTTGCGGCGAACAAGACCCCATGGAGAAAACTTCTTTTTCATGGTACTATCTTCATCGCTGCAGAACAGACGTTCAACACGAGAAATCAGATACGCAATATCGAACAGATCGTTGTTCCAACCTGTGATGATATCAGGATAATTCTCAGAATAGAAACGAAGGAAAGTTTCGATCAAGTCGTGTTCATTGTCACACTTGACATAGAGGAACTTGTTACCTTGCTCGCGAAGTTTAGTAATCTCTTCAGACTTGTCATCAAACTCGCCGCACCCGAATGTGATGATTTGCCTGGTAACAAGATTCTTAACTGTGATCAGCAGAACTTCTTCAATCGGATTGTGAACATCAGGAAATCCATGTTCAGCAGAAGTCTCGATATCGATAGTCTGAATATTTAACTGGGTAATATCCCACTGGATTTCTCCAGGATAGTTACGAGTAATATATTGATACCCGTAGTTAGTCTGACCGTAGATCGGAAAGTTCTCTACCTTGCCATAAGTTTGAATAAACTCCTTGGCAGCATTGTTATCCTCAAACTCAATTGGTTGGAGTGGTTCTCCAAACAAAGATCTGTGAATAGATTCTTCTTTGGTCTTCGCTCGAACAAAAAGAGTTGGCGAAAACTCAGCACGTTTGGTAAAACGCACACCATTATGGACTCCTCGGACTAAAACCTTAGAACCATATTGGTGTGCGCAAGTGTAAAACTTCATAAAAATCCCTCATCATTCAATACCATAATACTATAAAACATAACAAAAGTAAAGGGATTTATCGTAGTTTATATCCAATCTTTGCTTCGAGTTCTTCCAGTTTCATAGTTGAAACTTGTGACTTGGGAACAAGATTGTCTACGATATAGACGGCAACATTTCCACTCTCGAAAAATGCAACCTTGTAAAGCATATCAGGAACAGGAACACCTGACTTGCCGATACGCTTTGGTGTCTTGCTATAGTGCGCACCAGTTACAACCCACTTGAACGGGACTGAACGAACGCGATCTTCAAGTAGACGCCAAGCAGTGCGATTGACTGATGGCAACTGAGGTGTCATGTTTGTCATCAGGAATGTATCTGACATTTCCTGCTTCTCATCTGCATTAGCAGCAGGAACCATGTGCCCACGATCGTAACCAGAATTGGTGTAATCAGCAGGTGTTGGTGAGTCAGCAATACGCTTGTCAGCGCGGAAGTCATCAGTTCGAGGAACCTTGACAACACGTGCCTGTGCAATCTCAGTGGAGAATACCGTTGCGTTGTTCGCATCATCGTAGACTGTAGCAAAGAAAGAGTTGCAAAGAACTACCGTGTTCGGGACTACGATTTCCTTACCATTCGGATAGAACTGATCACAGGGGGACGCATTAGCAGCAGTCGGCAGAGCGAATAGAAATAGAGCAGCAATTAAGTTCTTCATAGAATGATTTTACTTTCAGGAACAACGATACCAGAACCGCAACGAGTGTTATACTCATTCAGCATACCAGTTTCTGGATCGAAAATGGATAGAACAGCACCAGAACGAAGTGGAATCATATCGTCCTTGGCATACGGACAGAAAGGTGCCAAACCAATACCGAACTGATTATTCTGATTTGGAATCATCATAATCTGTAATGGTTTTCTCAGGATAACAAGACCTTCAATTCCTTCATCGATGTCGGCGATGACCTCGTCACCACTGATTAACTTCAAACATTTAATATTCGCCATGATTGGCACCTTCCATTATTTTAGATTGTTAAAATCGCATAACCCATAATCATCAGCAAACTTGCTATAACGATATGGCCAGCGCGAGAAACTGGTATAACATACTTATGATTAAACATTACTTTTCCTTTTGTTCTGCGAGAAACTCAGCGGTCGATTCTGCACCACTTGTTTCTGCATCAGAGTCAGTAATGTCAATCTTCTTTGGTTTCTTTTCTTCTGGCGTAAATGCTTCAAGCCAAACCTTTAGCATACCATTGACCAGAGAAGAACTCTTGACTTCGACGTTGTCGGCAAGAGTAAATTCGCGTGTGAAACCACGCTCGGCAATTCCCTTGTAAAGATATTCAGAACCTTCGTCAGACTTGACGTTTCCTTTAATCTTTAACTTGCCTTCTTGAAGTTCGATATCTAAATCGGTCTTACCGAAACCAGCGACTGCCATTTCGATAACGTAGCGATCTTCATCTACCTTCTTGATATTATATGGGGGATACTTAGTCGCAATATGGACTGACTGGTCAGCAATATCTGCCAACTTCTTCATGACGCGATCGGCGCCAACGAAATAACGATCCATGTGCGGAAGACTTGTTGTATCAAATTTCATAATAGTTCTCCTAAAAGCGAGATTAAAAAAGAGTGGAGTCCGAAGCACTCCACCCTCTATTTATACTATACTTTTAGAAGGAAGTCAATTATTTTTTGCGACCAATATTATATTTCTGAACGAGTTCCCACTCATTCTTTTCCTTGAACGCAATGACTTTAATTTGATTTAGAGGTGCCTTGTCTTCATGAATCTCTGGATTCAGAATATTAATAAGACCCCAATCGGAAAGTAAATGTGCCACTGTATTTCTACGTTGTAGATCATTGTCACTAAAGTCAGCATCCTTACCATCTAGGGCAAAGAGTTCCTTAAAGTGAACAATGAAATATCTACCTTGCTTATGTAGAATATGGCATGATTGATAAAGAACCTTGTCTTTTCTGGACGCAACGCCGATACGAGAAAGAGTCTCGCGAACCTTCAGAAAGTCGTCTGGATTCTTTAGTTTAACTTCCAAGGGTGCATACCCTGGATAGTTAATATCAAAAAAATCTTCACTCATTTTCTACCACCTTTATACAATTTCTCTTTTATGTATTGTTTTTGTTCTTCAGAGAGAATTGCGAGTGCTTGGCGAGCCTTGTCATTGCTGTAACCATAATACTCTTTTATCATCTCCACCTCGGCATCGTCTTCGATTTTGATCCATTTATCAAATCTTTTCTTTGCACGTATTGTATTTATAAGATACATGTTTTGTAACGCTTTGTCCAGGTGGGGACGACAGTTCATTTCATTTGCAGGGTGGACAGTATCAATACTAAATGTCAATCCGCGATTGATGATCCAAGGATTGTATTGCTTCTCAGACCACTCGTCAACTATCAGATTCTTCTTTTCATAGTTGACGTCTTTGATGAAATCGAAAGGAGAGATACTCTTTTTCTTTTCTTTAAACTCCTCGGGATCGTATTCAACCTTTGGAGTTCCCAGACCTTCGAGAACTCCACTCATTATTTCCACTCCATCGCTGCCATAATTTCAGCAAGGCATGCGACCAGATTGATCTCAGGGTTAGCAGCAAACGCTGCCTTATACTGATAATCTGCAAGCAGCAGAACCAACTGCGAAGGATACTTTACTTCATCAAGAATGGTATCATAGATCTTACGGAAGATAAGATTCGGATCGTTGTCAATATTCTCAACGACCCAACCACGCATCTTCTTGAAGTCCTTTGCTTTCAGAGAAGAAACAAGTTCCTTCATGTTTACTTCTTGAACGTTGACAAGGATACCTTCATCAATCGCACCAGAGACGCTGTAACGCTGAAGTTCATTTAGAACACGGCGATAGTCAGGAAAATGCTTCTTGAGAACTTCAGCGATAACCCTCTCGTCGTATTGAATACCCTCTGTAACAAGAATCTCTGACAACCGTTTCATGAAACGACCTGCCATCTTCGGACGGTCTGCCTTTGTCAACTTAAACTCGATTACTGCAGTTCGACTGTGAAGTGGAGAGATGATTCGGTTCTTGAAATTACAAGTGAAGATAAACCGACAGTTGTTAGCAAACTCTTCGATGAATGCACGCAACGCAGGTTGAGTAGAGTTTGGATTGAGATAATCTGCTTCGTCTAGGATAACAACCTTGGTCTTACCGCTGAATGAAACAGAGGATGCGAACTCTCGAATCTTGGTGCGGAGAACATCAATACCTGATTCTTCTGAACCGTTGATAATGATATAATCACAACCAAGTTCTTCGCAGATTGCACGAGCGATGGTAGTCTTACCAACACCAGCGGAACCGCAGAGAAGCATGTTAGGGATTTCGCCAGTCGCAACGAACTCGCGGAATGTCTTTAGTTGATCATCTGGTAGAATACAGTCATCGAGTTTACGAGGACGATACTTTTCTACCCAGAGAAACTGTTCTTTTGATACGTTCATTTTTCACTTCCTTCATAATATCAAACTTGGGAGTCCATCCCAGTTCTTTTAATTGAGAATTGTCAGCATGCGTGACAAATCTTTCACCAGTCACTTCACGAATAGGAACATCTCGGTATCCATATTCGCGAGCAACATCAATAACTGAAACAGGATTACCTGTCCCAATATCCATCTTACCCGATATTCTCGTATCAGTCAATATAATTTTGATCGCAGAAACAACATCTTCAACATGAGTCCAGTCTCTCTTATGTTCAGTCAGATATTCAACCTTGTCGTTGAGCATCATATCATAGAACATGTCAGGTCGAGAGTCTGGTCCATAGACTGTATGGAATCGCATCCCTACAGAATAATTTGGAGCAAGTTCTTCCATTGCTTTCTTACTAGTAGCATATGGGTTTGCCCACCACTCATAGATCGAGGATGAAGATGCATATACGCACCGTAAATTGAGACGTTTACATTCATCAAAGACACGCTTCGAACCTGTAACATTTACGTCCCAGTATTCGTCAGGATTGTTCCAACTCTTGCGAACTCCAGCGAGTGCAGCAAGATGCAGGACTGCATAATAATATTCTGAAATCTTGAAGTCTCGGATGTCACCTTCATAGGGAATCATCTCAAAGTCATCGGACAGAATGCGTAAAGCATTCCGCCCGATAAACCCTTCCCATCCAGTAATTAAAACTCTCACGAGTTTTCGCGCAACCAATTCAGAATATTCTCAGGCGAGGTCTCACCATACGGATCAGTCTCGCAGTTGTCTTCCATTCCAGGTTCAACGAACCACTTTTCAATGAGACCGTTGTTCACAACGCAAGCATAACGCCACGAGCGGACGCCAAATCCAAGATTATCCTTGTAAACCCCCATCTGCATTTCGCGAGTGAAATTACCAGATCCGTCTGGAATCATCTTGACCTTCTTGATCTTCTGATCCTTTGCCCAACAATTCATTACGAACGCATCGTTTACCGAGAGGCAGTAGATTTCCTTGATACCGAGAGACTTAAACTCCGAGAAGTTCTGCTCAAACCCAGGAAGTTGGTAGGTCGAGCATGTAGGAGTGAAGGCACCAGGAAGCGAGAACAGGACTACACGCTTACCCGCAAAATAATCGTAGGTCGACTTATCCTCCCAGCGGAAAGGATTTGGACCTTCGATCGAGTCATCACGAACGCGAGTCTTGAAAACAACAGCAGGAACAATTCCAGGAAGTTCCACTTCACGTGGTTCTTCGTCCCACTTCGACTTATACATGACCTTCTCTGCCATTACGAATCATCCTCTACTACTGTAATGTTGAAATCATTCAGTGCCAGAAACTTATTAAACTGACGAACAATTTCCTGTGGGTTGCTATCTAGGTCAACATCAAACTCGATGTTGCTGCTGCGATTTAGATGATCATCGTCGCTGTTGTAAGGGACGCGAGTACTAAAACTAATCTCCAACTTATTCATCAATATTTTCCTTTGTTATTTTATAAGTCATTTCGTTGGAATTATACCAACTATCATCAATTTCGCCATTCTTGCGGAGGAAATTATGGGAAAATTCATCCCAAATTTCCTCCGAAGGCGCAGACCAAATAAGATTCATTGTCAGTAAATCGGGAGAAAATAATTGAACAGCAGTAATATTTCTTTTTGCTGCTTCAGTCAAAATCCGATAGATATCTTCTTCTTCTTGCGGATCGCTCCACAAAATACTGGTATTTGGTCTAGTTACAGTAAGTGTTGATTTGAACATTAGACTGACGAGGTGGGTTCCATTGCCAACCAGTAATCGATATCCCGCGAGTTGCTCTTGAAGTGCAGTGCCTTCTTCTTACCAACAGCAACAGTGTAATCATCAGTGATTACCTTGAGATTCTCAACCTTCAGTCGAGCATCAAACACAGGTGCCTGATCAGTTGTCAGAGTCTTCTTATACGAGTTTGCTGCAGAGTTCGCAGGATCGCCAACCTTCAGAGTGACGCTGTTACCATCCGAAACAATGCTAATCGTCGACGCAGAAACAATCGAGGCAGCACGCTGAATCATTGTGATGTCAGCAGCAGTTAGAACGAATGTAAAGACAGGATCGATATCCAGCGCCTTATACGGCGAGGCAGTTACGACACTGGCATCTGAATAGAAATATTCAAACTCAGAACCATCCTTGCTGATGTGGATGCTTGCGTCATTAAACTCTACATCCTGGTCTTCCATGAGAGTAAGCAGACCAAGCAAACTGTTGAGGTCGTAAATCGCAAACTCACGAGGGAAACTCTCTGAGATATTAGCAAGCGCAAGAATATTCTTACCCGCACTCACGGTCGAGAGAACATTACCCTGCTTAACTACAAGATTGCCATTGATACCAGCAAAGTTCTTAAGCAAAGTAAGTGTTTCGTGTGAAATCTTCATAATATATTAGTCCTTCTTCTTTTTGGTTTTCTTGGTTTTATCACCAGATAAATCGATTATACCTGGAATATCGAGAGAAGTCAATAGAGAACTGGTCCCCATGTTATGTTGACCCCAATCAGGAAATGCTGCATGTTCTGTATTGAGAGTAATAGTTCCATCAAGTTCTGCTGTCTTAAACGTTACCGTGTTCAAACGATAACGATCGTCTTCATCGTCAACTGCCTCAGTATATTCCTTATCATGAACATACATCGCAATGATGGCATAATGGATAACCTTCATGAGATCCTTGCGCCAGTCCTTGGGTGTTCCCTTGTGACCGTAACGCTGGGCATACTTCATGATGTTGCCAATGGTAAACCCTTCACCGTGACCGCCATCGATAATGAATTCAGTTGCCTGAAACTTATTCTGCGAGTAGTGCTCATCATAGGTGGAATTTACGTAGTCGGTGATCTGCCGAAGCAGATCACCCTCATTATATTTGTATTTAATTGTCATTGTATCTCCTTAGAACGGGACTTCTTCATTAATGTGATTGAAGTAGGAATCATCATTGCTGGTAGTCTTATCTTCACCAGCATCAACCTTGTTGTAAAGGTCGAGGAAGGCAGACTTCGTGTCGCTATCAAAGCGATTGACGCAGAGTTCGATTGCCTTCGAACGCGAACCAAACATGGCATAGGCATTGACGATGTGCTCAAGACGACGAGTCGAAACCAGTTCTTCAACGCCACCATCATAGAAGGTCTTACGGATAATATCCGCCCACGTGACCAACTTATCGGCGAACTCGTCGTCGATCTTGTTCGCCTTCTCCATCTTGTTCAGAATAATCTGCTTCTCAATCTTGAGCGAAGGATATTCCTGCTCAACGGTGATGGCAAAACGCTCAAGGAACGCATCGTCGAGGATCTGGGCAGACATAAACTTGCCATCGTCAGAACCACGACCCTTCGTGTTCGCCGTAGCGATAACGTTGAAACCAGACTTCGGATAGATGGTCTCGCCAGTCTTCTTATTGAAGTATGGTTTACCTTCAAGGATCGCCTGAAGGCACATCATCTTGTTCGAACCACGGTCGATTTCGTCGAGGATAAGGATCGCACCACGCTTCATGGCAGTGAGAACTGGACCTTCACGATAAACAACGTTACCGTCGACGAGGGTGTTACCACCAATCAGATCGTCTTCATCAGTTTCGATAGAGATGTTAACACGCATACATTCGCGCTTCAACTTGGCGCAAACCTGCTCAATCATCGTGGTCTTACCGTTACCAGACAGACCAGAGATGAACGTCGGATAGAAAACCGCAGACTTGACAATCTTGGTAAGGTCGCGATAGAAACCGAACGGAACATAAGTCTGGTCGACCGATGGAACAAGGTTCTCAACAGTGGTCTGCAACTTGGGTTGAATGACCATCTTAGGGGCAGTCGCAGCGACAGGGACAGCAGAAATGGTTGACATCAGCGGCGACAGGTCATACGAACCACGCTTGATCATACGATCGCGCTGGAAAATCCAGCCAGGATACTTCATACCGAGAGACTCGGCAGCGGCGACAACGTCGCGCTTACGGAAAACACCATTGTTGGTGTTGTTAGCGGAAAGGTACTCAATCAAAGTTTCACGGTTCGTCATAAAAAATCCTCACATCACATCATAATATAAAACATTCTACCTCGAAACGGTAGAAAAGTCAAGCCGCTTTTTCACCATAGAGATAAGAAAGATAACCAGCGATATAGGCATCAGAAGCGCCAACCATCACGCGAAGCTGGGACACGATAAAATCAAGTTCAATAGACTCAACCCAACCACCCTCAAAATCTTCACGAGCAGTAGCGAAACCATCAGCGAACGAAGTAAAATCAGACATCAAGAATTCCTTTCTCATCATATATACACTCTACCTCGAAACGAGAGAAATGTCAAGCACTTTTTTCGTTTCGAGGTAAAATAATTTTAAGCAACTGCCCGAATCATTTTTCCGAGCAGCACGCGATTGGTTTGCTTCTTGTTCTGGAACTTCTTAAATGCCTTGGTCAGTTCCTTAGCATCAGTCGCATCTGTATCCAGAACATCGGCATCAATACCGAGTTCCTTACCACCAGGAACGAGGAAGCGATCGTCATAACCACCAGACTTGGTGACATGAAAATACTTACCCTTGCTCCATTCTTCCTTCCACTTGGTGGAGAAGTCAGCAGACTTATAGAGACGCTGGGCAAAGTACTTCGCATTGTAATCCACGATGAAGAAATTCATGGTGCGCGAACCAGTCGCCTTGCGATAGAGTTCGAGCAGTGCTTCCTGCATCTGGTTGCGCTGGTCATCATGATACTTGACAGTTACATTCGCACCAGTCTTGGCATCCGAAATAGTCAGGTTGCGTGCCGACCAGCGAGAATACTTACCACCAACCGTAACGTTGTCATCACCATCACCATCCGTCACAAACACAGTGCTGAGAACTTCAACACGATGCTTGTTACGGAACTGTTCGGCAATCGAACGAGCAAGAACAATCGATTCCTCGAGAGGAGTCGACGCAAGACCCATGAAATCAGGCAGACGATAGGTATTGCGAGTTTGGTAACGACGACGAGTTTCAAATGCCTCAGCGCACATCAACAGATTGCGAATCATCTGGTTGAACATACCAGCAGAGCAGTTGCTGCTCATAAACTGCAGAAGGAAGAATCCATGACGAGCAATGTCAATACTGCGGTCATCATTCGATGACTGGCGATTATCAATCATCTTACGGGCATTAGGATACG